CGCATTTGACTTAGGTGCTGAACATGAACGGGATGTTATTGCTTCCATCATCTTCAACATGGTGAAAGAACAGCATCTAGCCCAAAACATTGTTGACACGATACGGGTGAGAGAATGAACGACAAACTTGACGAAGCCTTTGATTTGCTAGAGTTTGATGTGACAGACCAGATTAGGAATAGCGCATACCTTGCTGAACAACGTAAGGTGGCTACTGGTGTTACGGATGGCAGTATTCAAAGAGCCTTAGTCAGGGATTTGACAGAGAATCTACGTTCGTTGCCGATTAGTAATGATCCGTTACTAATTCGTAATGATGTGTTGGAGGAAGTGGCAGTCGAGTTGGCTAAGTTACCTTTTGGGGACACAGCCGCTAGTTTTGCCGCATTTGTGAGAGCGATGAAAAGTTAATATTTTTTAAAACAGGAGTTAATATGATCAGAAAAACCATTGGGGTGGAAGCCCCATACCGCAAGAGCGACTACACATACAAGGATATGCTGTTAGATCGCATCAAAGACCTAGAAACATTGGTTGCCAAACTTGAGCAACGCATCAAAGTTCTGGAGGCTAAATGAAAGCAACATTTGAACATGAGTTAGTTAAACGCATGATTGATGAAGCGGTCAAAGCAGAGCGTGAGGCGTGTGCAAAGATTGCTGACGAATGGGCAGTTGGTTGGCCTCACCCTTCACAAGTCATTGCTGAAAGAATAAGGGAGCGAACATGAAAATCAAAGATGAACTACAAGCCATCTATGAAGATGAGGAAAATGTCTACTACTGTTGCTATTGCTTAGAGCCACAAGGTGAAAAGATTACTTGTTGCCAAGAAAACCATTTCGTAGAGTTCAAATACTTGTTTCCCAATGACCAAAAACAAATTGCACAGGAGATATTAAATGGATGAGTTCAACCCAACTACCCGTATGTTTTCACGTTCTTTGCGTGAGGCATATCCGAAAGATTATGTCAACGAAAACATTGTTGAAGGGCCGTTTTACTCAGCCCCAAACATACACGACATACCCGTTTTATTTGGACTAATTACTGTTCTCGGAATGATTGCAGTTGCTATTTGGAGATACTTTTGAACGACTACTCAACCATCCTAATGAGAATAGAACAATCGGTGAAAACCCTAGATAAAAAATGCTTGAACAAGCGTTATGATGGGTTCATCCAAGACATAAGCGGTATTCAAAGTGATTTAATAATGCTCAGTCATTGGATAGGTGAAGAACAAGTTAAACAAAGTCAATATTTAAACAGGAGTAAAGTATGAATGTATATCAAAAACTGAACGAGGCGAGAGCCAAGTTCCACAAGAAAGCCCTCAAAAAATCTGGTCACAACAAGTTTGCTGGCTACAACTATTTTGAGTTAGGTGATTTCGTAATCCCAGCAATTGAGATATTTAACGAGGTAGGTCTTACTTCCATCATCCGCTTTGGAAAAGAGATTGCTGAGTTCATTGTTGTCAATACTGAGAAGCCTGACGAGATCATCGTCTTCACAAGCCCTATGTCTTCAGCCGCCCTCAAGGGTTGCCATGAAGTGCAAAACCTTGGTGCTGTCCAGACCTACCTTTCCCGCTACCTTTGGGTGTCGGTGCTACATATAGTCGAGCATGATGCGTTAGACGCTACAACAGGCTCTAAAGTGGTTGAAGAAGAAGGAACTCCTGACGAGGGACGGATGCTTGACTACATTGCGGCTATTCAAGCCACCACCACAGTTGATGAACTAAAGAACATCTACATCGAGGCATTTGCGGCTACTGATGGCAACAAGGCATGGCAGACCAAGATGATTGCCGCCAAGGATGCTAAGAAAAAGGTGCTGAAATGAGTGAAGTAGAACAATTAAGTCCTGAGTGGTTTGCTCAACGCTGTGGCAAGGCTACTGCATCCCGCATTTCTGACATCGTTGCTAAAACAAAGTCAGGTTATAGCACCAGTAGGGCTAACTACATGGCTCAGTTGGTAGTCGAGCGCATGACTAACCAAGTCGCTGAGTCATACACAAATAGTGCGATGGAGTGGGGCATCGAGAATGAAGGTTTTGCCCGTGCGAACTATGAGTCCAAGATGAACTTATTGGTAACAGAAACAGGTGCTATTGACCATCCAACCATTCCAATGTCTGCCGCTAGTCCTGACGGGCTTGTGGGTGATGATGGATGCTTGGAGATCAAGTGCCCAAATACTGCAACACACATTGATACTGTCTTGGGCGGTGAGATAGCAAAGAAATACTACGATCAGATGCAATGGCAGATGGTTTGTGCTAATCGTAGTTGGTGCGATTTCGTGAGTTACGACCCACGGATGCCAGAGGGACTTCAGTTGTTCATCAAACGTGTGCCCAGAGATGACAAGTACATTGGTGAACTAGAAGGAGAGGTTGTTCAGTTCTTAGCGGAAGTGGATGACAAAGTTAATAAGTTAAATCAATTAAGAGGTTAAATATGGAAAAACGTGATAACTCAGGTGTGTTGTTTAAGAACGACAAGAAAGAAAATGAAAAGCATCCTGATTACAAAGGAAACATCATGGTAGATGGCAATGAATATTGGCTATCTGCTTGGATAAAAGAGGGTAAAACAGGCAAGTTCATGGGTTTGGCAGTCTCTCCACGGGATGCACAGCCACCAACAAGCAAACCAGTTGCGTCTAATCTCAAGGATGATGACATCCCGTTTTAATCAGGAGTATGTGGATGTAGTGCTTACCAGTACAGAAATTATGGTCTGTACATACATAGGTAAGTTACGCAACCACATTACTAGCCAACACGCACAAGACCGCAAACAGGATAAGTCCTTAGATGGTGTGCAAATATCCATAAACGGGGTAATAACCGAATATGCAGTTGCCAAGTTCCTCAAGTTGCCATTTGATCTAAATTGTGACTTCAGGAAATTTGGTGCTGATCTAGTAACCCGCAAGGGTAAGACGATAGATGTTAAATGCACAAGCAAGATTGGTGGTCATCTTAATGCTGTTGTCTGGTCTAACACTAAACCAGTTGATGTTTTTGTCCTGACAGAGATACACAACACTTGTGTTCGCCTAGTTGGATGGATAAACAGCAAGGATTTCCTGCTAGAAGAGAACTTGTTTGATGTCGGCAATGGGGAGTATTATTCAGTCAGACAGTCCGAGTTAATACCATTTGAAGGAAACTACCATGAGTGAAGTCTTAATCTTTGTAGCAGGAATGATTGCACCTGCCTTTGTAAGTGCAGTTCTAACCCTTTTTAAGTGCTTTGAGGACGTAATCAGGAGCAAGGTCAAGTGATAGAGACAATCCTCACTATCTTTGTCTTACTCATACTAGGCGCACTTATAGGCGTAGGCGTGTTATTCGCTGTCCTATGGTTTAGCCAAGAGAAGTAATGGAAAAACTTATGCTAACTCAATCTCGATTGAAAGAAGTTCTTTCTTATGATCCTGAAACTGGATTGTTTACAAGAGTTTCTACTAAGACTAGATATAAGGCTGGCTCTATATCTGGCTCTCCACAAAACAAGGGCTATGTTCAAATAATGATTGATTCATATAATTATTTGGCGCACAGACTTGCTTGGTTGTATGTTTATGGAGAATTTCCAAAAGGTCAAATAGACCACATAAACAGGATAAAAACAGACAATAGGATTGCCAATCTTAGGGATGTTGATAACTCAATAAATCAACTAAATATTGGCGTTAGAAAACATAACTCTAGTGGCGTAACAGGAGTTATGAAAGACACAAGATCAAACAAGTGGGTTGTGCAACTTATCTTTGACAACAAAAGACACTATCTTGGAAGATATGAAACTGTTGCAGAAGCAAAGATTGCCAGAGAAGAAAAGGAAAAAGAACTTATGCGCCTAAAACTTCAAGTGCATGGTTTGTATGCTTGACCCTATCTTCATACCCGATAGTCCCGCCATTTATCCGTTTGGTTAAGGCTAACCAATCTCCAGACTCAGCGATTTGATTGCAGTTATGAGTCGCCCAATACCAGCCAGCACTTATAGCGGCATATTGGGCAGTTCTCACTAGGTCTGGTTGCATCACAAAGTCAACCCCACAAGCCTTCCCTGCGTGGTAGAAATTATCGTGTCCCGTCAACTGTAACCAACCTGATCCACGAAACCGATACCCGTCACCAGAGGCTTCATCCCTATTTCCCATACGATTGCCGTAAATCCTGTTGGCAATACGTTTAGGCTGTCTTTCGTATGCCTTGGCCTCTTCAGGCGTAAATCCCCATGCCCTTTTAGGTGTTCTAGGGAACAATTTGAGCAATGTTTCAGCCCTATACATTAAATTTTCTTCAAGTGTCTTAAAGTTACCGCACTCATGACCGCATTGAGCAATGAAAGCCGCCTGTTGTCTAACTGTGTTTATATTCCACTTCTGGAATGTTTCTCTAAAGACACCCTCCAAACTAGGATCAATGTGTAGTTTTACCAATTGGTCAGCGTTTACTGTCATTTACTTTCTCCATTACTGCTTGGTAGGCTGATATACACGCATTTAACTGCAATGTGTTTCTATCCCCTTGGGCTACTATTTCTGCGATGGCGGCAAGGGTTTGTCGTTCTGCTTCGTCAGCAGTTGAGTTAGCCTGTCCGTTAGGTTGGCTTCCCGTTTGGTTGCTATTTCCACTGGCAACGGGGGTATTTGAACTGGTTTGAACGCAACTTGGGGTCGGGAGGCGCACCCTACCAGCACGAATAGCACGATCAAGACTAGACTGTTTTTCAGTAATGGCATTGTTTGCCTCCATCAATTTAGTTGAGTTTTCAGTAAGTTGTTTTGTGAGTTCTTGCTCTTTTACACGGGATTCTTCGTTCTTGACAGCAATCTCTGCTTGCATCTCAATATCACGATCATCCCATCCTTTATGGTGTCCATAGAAATACACGCTCACAGCCACCAAGATAGCACCCAATATCACCCAAGGATTAGGAATCATTGTTCAGCCCTCGCTAATGCCCTCTCATTGGCTATTTTCTCCTTCTCAGGGTCAATATAGTCAGGTGGAGTAGTAGGTGGTGGTGGCGCTCTCCATTCCTCATCCAAAGGAGGATTTACCCATACAGGCAAATCATTAGAAGTAACCGATTGTGGTGCGCTTACAGGTACAGGCGTAGTTGGGGGTGGAGTGATAACAGCAGGGGCAATCTTCTCAGCCAAGGCTTTAGCACCTTTATTAACAGCAAACATACTTACGATTGTGGTGATACTGCTTGCCATGATAAGCACAATATCGTTTAGCATCTTGGTAAATGCTTGGTCAATAGGAGCCATTGACTTTATAGGTTGGGTGACAAATATCACCGAATACAGCATAGAACTGACAATTCCACCAAAAACAAACATTAAAACAATAACCACAAATGCCCATACAACGGCTTGAATGATTGTTACCAATTCATCAACTGTTTTGATTTCAAATCTCATTTTTGTGGCTCCGATGGGGTTTGCGCTGGTACTATGGCTTGCTTTTCAAGGATTGGGGCAACCAAGTAATCAGGACAATCTTGACTAAATTGACAATCAGGACGCTGACAACGCTTGGCAGAGAAGTTTTTAGGCTCCTGACAAAAATATCTCACACGCTCGTCACAGCCTATCAAAAACAGCAACAAAATAAGAACATATCTCATTTGGTTTCTTTCAGTTCTTGTTTCAATTTACGCAATTCTTTTATCTCTCGTTTTAGTTGTGCTTTCATATAAAGAGTCTCCACATAAGCCATTGAGGTTGCGCCAACAACAACACAAAGCATCACTCCGATTAAAACCCACCAGATAAGTTTTGCAGTTGCCACATTAGCCATCCAAAAATCAATGATATAAACACAATAGCAACCCCTCCACTTACCATCTCAATGACAAATATTTCTTGTTGTTCTTGTTCCCATCTTTGTTTTCTTAATTTCTTAACTTCTTCTGATCTAGCCCATTCTTGCTCTTGTTGAATTTTTGCATACATTTTTAAGAACCTTGTATAGATTGCCTTCAGTTCAACAGGGGCATAGACAGTCATTTGCTCCCTAATTTGAGCATCAAGATTTTCCATTTGGAGTTCCACCAAGGCACGTTCAATAGCCTTTTTAGAAGTATTTTGAGTTGGGTCATAGTGTTCCTTTGATTCTGCCTCTAGAGAGGCGTAGTAGTTGTTTAGTTGAGCCTGTATGTCAAAGAAGTTGCCCAGTTGGACTCCCACTTCATTGATGGTTTGTAGTTCAACTTCTTCATAAGTCTGTTGCTTCTTGGAAGCGGCTTTCGCTTTCGCCAAAGGCTTGGGGGTGTTTTCTGGCTTGGACTTGGGTTTTGGGTTAAACAGTCCAAGAAGCCAATCCCAGATTCCCTTGATGGCTTTGACATCAGCCATGACACCTTCAATTGTCTTCTTAGCACCCTCCAGTTCCATGCGCCCTTCATGGAGCATCGCACACCCTGACTTGATGGCAGAGACTGCGCCTTGAGCAAGGAGGAGGAGAGAGAAAGGATCAATGGTTTACTCCTATTTATACTTTGACTCAAGATCATCAAGTTCTTTTTGTTCTTCAGGAGTAAGCCCAAGACCAACATTTGCAGGTTTTGGAGGCGTAAAGTCATCTTGTGTGACTCCAGACTTTTCATATGCTTGATTAAGCAATCCAATGGTTTTTAACAATTGCGGCTTTTGACTTGCTTGAGGAAGATCAACAATCTTTCCATAAGCACTTTCTGCTTTCAATATGTCTCTAATTGCATCACGATTAGTTGCCATTTTTGCCAAGACTCTAGGAGCCATTAGTAAGCCACCACCAGCCAAAACAGCACCAGCAGTACCCAATTCGCTATAAGCATATCCAGCACCACCTGCGGCTAGGATTGCTTGTACAGCACCACTAATCTGATTTGCTTGTGCTGAATTGATTGCCAAACTAAAGGTATTCTGTGGCTTTGTCTGGCTTAATTTGGCGGCATTTGCAAGCACTTCAACATTTGATCTAACTTCAGGTGAAACTGCTTCATTAAATGTCCTGTTGAACTTCTTGTCTGTTTGGAGTTTCTTTTGTAAATTTATTAGACTTGTAACAGATACATCTGTTCCTTCTTCTCCAAGAATACTACTTAAATATCCTTTTTGGACAGATATTTTGACAAGATTAACGTCTAGATCAGGATTTAGTTTTTTTGCCCTATCAAGAGATGTGTAAAAGTCTTTGATTTCAGAAACATTGCCAGACTGAAATATTGTTTCTCCAACACGCTCCGCTGTCTTGTTGTTCAACTTAGCCAAGGTTGTTGGGAATAACTCAGTAATGCTAGACCGATAAAAAGCCGAATTTTCATCGTATGCTTTTTTCAATGCAGGATTTAACTTGGTGGCGGCATCATCCATTGCTTTTTCAATAGAAATAACCGCTTGAGTCAAAGTGGCAACTTTAGGAGAGTTTGCGCCAAATTCTGATTTCGCCTCTCTTAGTTGCTTGTTTAGATTTGACCTAAATTCATGTGCATCAGCAAAAGTAATTTCATCTTTAAGATCAGAAATAGCCTTTAACTGTGAGGTTACTTCATTGCCAAGACTTGTAGATGGATCGCCTGTTTTAGATATTTTGGCGGCATTATCTAGTTGTTGTTGGGCTTTGCTTGACAATGCAGATGAATTAACCAAAACATTCTTACCACGCTCATTTATTTGAGTATAGGCTTCTCTTGCGGCAAGACTTAATTGATCTTGAGCATTTCCAATCACATCTTTGTATAAAGCCCCAGACTCTAAATCAGTCAAGGTTCTGCTAGAAATGTCATCTAAGACTTCATTTCTCTTTGCTGTTAATGCTTGTAGATTTGCTTTATCTAGTTCATCAAATATGCCTCGACCAGAGATACCAGCACGACCAACTGACTCAGTTATGCCTCGTGTCGCTGTTGGCTCTATTTGATACTTAGTTAAAGAGCCACCTTCTCGCTCTAACAACTTTTGAACTTGCAACTTCATTTGAGCATCTTTTGGCAAGGCAGACTCAAATATCCCAAGATTAGGTATGTTGTTTTTAGCAATTTTAAATGCTTTACCGCCTAAGTTAAAAACAACATTTCCTGCGGCATCAAATGCCATGTTTGTAGCAACATTGCTTAGTTGCTCTGCAAACTGAGGCTCTAAGCCCATTGGCTTGCCCATAATCTCATCAATTTTTTGTTTGGCAACAGTACCAGTTAAAGCACCAGCACCACTACCCAACATACTTCTAATTGCTAATGTTCCAGCAGTTCTACCAGCAGTTGCACCCAAAGGAGATTTAGTAGTTGCCACACCAATAGCACCACCAACCAAACCACCTATATCTGGCAAACTTTCTTTAACAGCAGTACCAAAATCTTGTGTAAAAGTTCTTGGTTCATACTTTGGGCTTAGAACTGAAGAAGCCGAGCCATAACTAGCCTCTAAACTATCAAGTTCCGCTTGTTCTTCTGCTGTAAGTGCCATAATATTTTCCTTAATTACTATTGTTGTTGTCCTGCTTTAAGGCGCAACTCTTTAAGTCTATCTAAATCTTTCTTAACGTCTTTGTTTGCCAATGAACGTTCTTCAGCAAAATCAATCTCATTTAAGTTCTTTTTAGACTTAATAGCCTCATTGACTCTAGTGTTCAACTTTCTATCTATGCTTGCTCTACGTTCAATTTCATCTGCAACATAGTTCAAAGTCTTTATTGATAAACCGCGAGTACCAATGGTTGCTTTTAAGAACTCCCTGTCTTTATCAGACAAAGCACCTTTCAACTCACCCGCTTTACCAATTGTCATTTCATTCAATATAGTGTCAACTATTTGCGATGGAGCAACGCCTTTAACATCAATACCAAAAGCCTCTGCAACCCTTGCACCTTGCAAGACAACATCAGAACCAACACCCACAAATGCTTTTGGCAATAGTGATCTTAAATTTTGCGCCAAAGTAATACGATCAGATGCAGTAAATGCACCTTTTTCTATCTCTGCCGCAAGATCGGTCTTATTCTTAGATATTTCTATTGGTTGTCTAGTATCAACAGAAACAGTAGTTCCTCTTCCTTTTCCTACACCTTTAATGGCTTCATCTACTTCTTTAATTTGTGATTCAGGTGCGCCAGCATCAATTAGTTTTTGACGATATTCTTGTAAATCTTTAATTTCTATTTTTGGCACTTTTTCTATCTCTACCAATTTACTTATATCGCCAGTATTTGCATACTCTGCAACGCTTGCAGGAGTATATTTTCCAGCCCTGATAAGTTGTTGTAAAGGCTCTGCACCAGCACGTTCACGCATATTCTTTGTAACTTGTGAAAGTTTAAACGCCGCCTCCCTAGCCTGATTAGCCAAAGCATTAGCACCTTGCGGGTCAAATGGTGCTAACTCACTTGCGGCTCGTGCAAGAGACTCTGGATCATTAGGGTCAGTTCTATTGAATATTGCATTTCGTGCGCTAATAAGTTTTAACTGTGGGTCTTGTGCGCCCATAACGCCACTAATACCACGACCTATTTGTGCCGCACCCGCATAAACATTGGCACGACCAAAAGCATCTGGAGACAATTGCCCCATTTGTACGCCTTGCCTCAGTATGTCTTCACCAACATTTTGTTGGTACATCTCAGGAGTAATACCAAACAATCCACCTACGATATCTGTTGCCATGATTACTCCTTAAAACTGTTGTTGCATTGGGTCATAGTAGCCAGTATTAAATGTGCTACCAGTACCGCCAACATTTCCAGTACTAACTAATGGTGATGTTAGATAAGTACCTAATGCGTTTCCCAATAAAGAATTGGGGTTACCCAAGCCACTCAAACCATATCCCAATGGACTAGCAGTAGCCCCTGCGGAAGTACCGATATTGCCGCCATAGACAGCACCTCTTAGTCCTATCTCTCCAGCCCTTGCGCCACTCAATGATGACTGTTGGGCAAGTCCTTGGCTTAAAGCAAATGGTTGTTGTGCCATGTTCTCCAACTGACCAGCCTGACCAAACAAACCTGTACCAAAGGTAACTTGTTGCTGACCCGCTTGTTGTGCTTGTGCCGCCAACTGTGCATCTTGTTGTGCCAAGGCGTTGTAATAGGCTTCTAACTCAGGATTAGAACCCATCAAGCCTTGTGCGCCACTTGGACGCAAACCAGTAGAACCTACTGACAAACCACCACGACCTGTCTGAAACTGTTGGTTTCTAATGTTTGCCAACTGTCTTTGACGGCTAGGATCGAGCAAGTCATATTGCTTAGATATATATTGTTGAGCAACTTCTTCAGGAGATTGCGCTAAATAACTAGCACCTAAACCCATAAGCCTGTTTTGTGCAGAAGTAATCTCAGGTGCGGCTGTATAGCCAGCACTTATCAACTGACCAGTAGTAGGATCAACTTGGAAGTTAGATGTGCCAAAACGGGTAGTTGTGCCAACGGGTCTGAACTGTGCGCCAGCAACGCCTTGTCCTGCCGCTTGTTGTATGTTTCTTTGTGCTTGAAGTGCCGCATCCCTAGACTGTTGCATTTGCAACAAGCCACCAGCGGTTTGCAACCCACCTTGAACAACGCCCTTTTGATTTAGGAAGTTCATTGCCCCTTGAGCCACACTACCACCAGCCGCCAATGCTCGTTTGATTGCGGCCTGTGTAGCCGCATCTAGGGAGGATAAAGGATTATTACCACCATAGGTTTGTGCAGTTAAAGCATCAATCTGAGCCTGTGTATAAGGTGTGCTACCTGTGTCGTAGAAACCTTCTCCACCAGTTATATCTTGTGCAGGGATTGTGGTTGGCGAAAATAAGCCACTTGTTGTGTCATAAGCGTCACCGCCACCATAATATGTGTAATCATCAACTGCCATGTTATTTGCTCCCGTTGTTCCTTGACTTGAAGTTCCGCTTGAACTTAATAAAGTAGATGGTGTCGCTTGGTTTATTACGCCACCTGTTACGCCACCTTTAACTGATTCTTCTAATGATTTGCCACTAAGCAAACCAGCAGTAGTCCCACCAGCCACATTGCCAGCAAAACTAGAACCTGTTTCTGCGCCAACAGCACCACCCGCTTCTGATGCTATTGAACTTATGACATAGCCTTTGGCGGCATCTTCAAGACTTCCACCTCTGGCTATTACGTTGCCCGCTTGAACTGCTTGTACATAAGGAGCCGCTTGCCCTGCTGTTGCAACATTTATAACAGTTGCCCAACCGCCTGGGATTTCTTGATTTACTGTGTCATCAACTTCTGCCAAAGCATCTGAGACATTACCAACTGTATCTGTAATGCCACCTTCAATTTGTCCAAGTATTCCACCACCACCAGAAAAACCTAAATTTCCAATTTCTTTTGTAAGTCCTGACCCAACATCAGAAACTACTGAACTAGCACTCTCAAGAACACTAGAAACGCCACCTTGTGGCTGAATTCTTCTATCCCCAACATGGCGAAACGCATAGATGGGGAGGTCTGGTATACCTAATAGGGCAAGACTATTTCTCATATCTGTGCTTTCCAGTTGTACTGTTGCAAGTCAGATGCTTGTACATTCAAGCCAAGACGCTTCATTAGTTCCACAATCCCTTGGTTGTCTGCTTTGCCGTATACAGTCTTAATACCTAAAGCCTTACCTCTCCTGACAAAGCCAATAACAGCCTTTGCCAATGTTCTTGGGTTGTCTTCAGTAAACAAGTGAATCTCTGCGGATGTTGGGTTAATCTTACGAACTAGCAATACAGAATCACTCTCTTGCATCAAAACAGCAGACTTAGCCTTAACCAACGCACTAACAGTACGCAAGGCTTTATCAGGGTCAATTTTGCGTTTGACCGCATCTGCTTTAATGATTTCTGATGCTTTCATTACATTGTTCCATTCGCAATGATGTTGCCAATCACAGTCAAATTACCAGAGGCATCAATCTTTGCCACAGGCGTTGATACATTGTAGATATACAAGACATTTGATGCTTCAACAAACGAGAAGTTTGTAAATGTTCCATCTGCCTTGGAAGCAATAGCAGTTTGGATATTAGTAAACTCTGTGTCAATCTCAGTGCCTTTAACGACCTTGGAAGCATTGCCTGACGCAAGCGCATCTTTAGCCGCAAAGTTGGTGGTTTTTGTATAGTTCATGTCAAATTCCTTGTTTCATGTATGCCAAGATTAGTTCAAGTTCTTCCACAGATGAATTCATTTTAATTCTGTTGGCTTTCCAAGAAATAATTTGTACATTATTTTTTGTATAGCCTTTAGTTGAATCAATACGATCAATACTTGGACTATCTTCTCTGAATCCAGCGTCACCAAAAATTAACTTTGTACCAAATATAGGGCATAAACCATCTTCAGGATAAATGCTTTTTATATCATCTAAGGTTAAATTGTTTTCTCGTGATTTTTTCTTTGATCTTTGTTTAGAAGCATTTAAAAGCATTTGCAAACGAAACTCAAAATTCTTTCTTTTGTTTTTTTGATAATTTCTTGAATAATCTAGTATTTGATCTTTGTTTTGTATTCTTCTGTTTTTTTGATACTCTAGGTCACATGAACGGCATTTGTACTGCAACCCATCAGGAGTAGCATTATTTTTTGTAAACTCAAATAGAGACTTTGCTTCTTTACAAGAACTGCAAAACTTTGATTTTTCAATAACTTGTAAATTTGCCATGTTTATTCCTTACCCAAGTTTTCCGTTTTTAGCCTGAATCTCAATCTTTTGGATGCTGATAGCAGAACCATTGATCTGCACTTCATACGCTGTTTGCACAACTTTTCCATAGCCAGATGCTTGACCGATCAAGGTAGAGATTTGTATACCTTGTGAGTAATATGCCACAGGCACACCATTTGCACCATACTCAGCAACACCATACTCAGCAATTGTTGAAATAGGAATTTGCGCTTGAGTTGAGTAATATTGACCAGAAAAGTCAAACGACCATTTAATGATTAACTGTTGGTTTGTTCCACCAATAACCACCACAGAGATTTTCTTCAGGATTGATGTAACATTGGCATCACCTAAGTCAGCATAGTTGGTGTAGTACTGGAAGCGATAGGTAGAGGCATGGTCAAGATATGTCCCATATTTGCCAACATACCCATTCTTGCCAATCAGTAAATCACCATTTCTGCGAGACAAAAGAGCCGTTGGTTCAATAGAATCCCAAGTTGTTACCCTTGCAGACCCATCTTGCAACTGAGCCTTGGTATCAAATACATAGACTTGTTTGGCAACAGGAAGGGTTAAAAGGTAGAAAGCATTGACTTCTGAATAGACCGCCTTGACGTTTGCCAATGTCTCGCCCGCAACATAGGTCATCAAGTCATTACGCACATTCTTTGACAAGTCACGCAATGGTGCTGACTTCTCTTGGATAGTACGCAAAAGACTACGCACACCAGAGTTAGACAAGAAAACAATATCTGAACCCGTAGAAACTATGGAATCCCTTGACAAGCAACCAATGTTGCCTATGGTGTCAGCCAATGACATTGTGGAAGGAGTTGTAGCCCCTGAGTAAACTAATATCTGACGTTTACCAAAGATAACCAAGAAGTTATTGTGTGCGCCCAACCCCATGATCTGGTCTGCGCCATTCGCCCAAACCCTAGAAACATCAAGAGTCCCAGATGTTCCCGCAGTCCAGTTATGCCCTGCCAACAAGTCAGAGAAACTAATTGTTACATTGTCTGCCGTAGTATCAGCCACCCATAAGCGACCAAAAGCAGAAATAACAATGTTTCCCAATGGAACTGTGCCTGTATAACCCGTTTTTTCAGACACACGCCTAAATGTTGTGGTGCTTACCGCAGGGTCATAAATCAAAGGATCAAAGCCAGATTGGAAGAAGTAAGTAATGCCATTCAAAGAAGCACATTGCCAATTGCTTGCAGTAATAGTTGGGGCAGTACCGCCGCCCCCATAGGTCAATTCCACAACTGTATTAGTGGAACTGAGTTTGAATAACTTGTTGTTACCAGCAAACAATACAGTTATTGTTCCATCAAGTTGCACTAACTCATGGATAACTTTTACATCGTTTGCACCTAAGTTGCCAGAGGATGAATTAACCCTTGAGAAACCTTTTCGTGCGCCAATACGTCCATATTGGTCAATGACGCAATTGGTGGCAATAGACGCATACCCCGCCTCCAATGTCAAAGGAGAGTCTTGCGTGTTTAGCCCAAAGAAGCCTGGGGCTTGAACACTAAAGGTCTGCAATCTTTGCGTCATATGCTGACAAACTCCTGATT